GGTGTAAAGGTGTAAAAGACTAATTTTAGAATCTCGTTTCCAAACATAATTTATTTTGTATAATAAATACAAAATGAATCGAAAACTTAATTTGGGTGATTGTGGTCCCACATCATGTCCGAAAATCGGTATAAAAATAAGAGAATCGGATAATGATTATCGCGGCGATCCTTTCCAAAACCAAAATAGTAGTACACTCAGACAAAATAATTATGATAATGATTTACCCTTTAATAGATCCTCGCAACTAACAAAACCGGTAGATTTCTATAATACGTCACTCAATAACCTCGATTTGGATTTGGAGCATTACTCGTTAGAAGATTTGTATCATCTTTTTAATATTTCAGAGGGAAGACTAACGGAACAATCTTTAAAAGAGGCGAAGCAAGTGGTCTTGAAAATACATCCGGACAAGTCGCGACTAGATTCCAAGTATTTCTTATTCTTTTCTAAAGCATATAAAAGACTATATGGAATTTATGAGTTTCAGAACAAATCAACTAACAAACAATTGAAAGACGAGGATTTCTACGACGACAGCAATCGCCACGTACTCGATAATATGTTCGAAAATAACAAGGCATTTAAAGACCCTAAAAATTTCAATCAATGGTTTAATCAGAGTTTCGAGAAGCACCGTTTAGAAAATCCGAATGAAAACGGTTACGGTGAATGGCTAAAAGGCGATGATGGTATCATGGATATCCGAGAAAACGTGACCAAAGGGAACATGAATGAAATCTTTGAACAAAAAAAGAGGCAAATACAAGCCGTAACGGTTTACAGCGGAGTATCCGATTTATACGCGCCATCATTAGGTGGCACTGTTTTAGGAGATGATTCCAGCTTCACTACAGACAATTATACTGATTTAAGACAAGCCTATACTGAGACGCTGATTCCGGTTACAGAGGCGGATTACGAAAAAATGCCTAAATTTAGAAGCCTCAATGAATACAAGTCACACCGAGATAGTAGCACTGCCGGACCGACGTCTAAAGAAGAAGCCGAACGTATTTTGTACAAGCAACAAAGTCAATTAGACCAACAATCAGCAGCTCTAGCTTTTAAATATGCGCAAGAGTCTGAAAGGGTCAAACAAAAACAGCAGTCGTTTTGGGGCGACATTAAACAGTTAACGGGTTTATAATTTATACCATATAGTCTATACCATATAATTTTTTTATTTTTCTTCGACGAATTTTAATCCTTTTTCATCATAATAGTCAACCAAGTCGATCCAGTTGCGAATAGAATAGCAACATACTTCTCCAGTTTCATTATCTAATACTTTAACTAGCCAACATCGACCAATATTACCGTCATGTAATCTGTAATATTCGTCTGGTTTATATTTTACATCGATAACAATATGTTTATATGTAATAGAATCATTGGATTCATTCACTTTTTGTATAAAATATGAAGTACCTTTGAATCGTTCAAATCCGGCGGATGAACCGCAGTGAAGTGTAATGGGTCTCGACGCTGTGGGTAGATATTTGAGCATGGTATGTTATAGATACTAAGTGGTCATCGGATATATAGGGTTCAATTTTTTGTTCCGAATGGGCCTTGGTTTGTTAGGTGTATGTGAGATTTGTTAGCATTATTTATTATTTAATACCCTAAATTTATGAAGATATGGCTGAAAACTTACCTCTGTAATTTTCCCACCAGCACCCATTAAGACTCGCATATTTAACGCTATGCCAAGTTTTTGTGCCATTGCCATGGTCGCGACAATGTTTTTTTTCTTTTTGTCACGACCCACGCGGTTGTCTACAACACCAGTTTCTTTTGTGACTATAGTCGTAAAAGACGCTCTATCTACTACTGTGTTACCGAGGACTCTAGAGTTAGAGTCATATAAGTCTATCATATGGACTGATATATTCATGCTATTATTCGAAGAAGATAAAACTTCCGAAAACATTCGACCAACACATTTCTTTTTACCACGCAAATCAGCACTCCAACCGAAACCCTTTTCATCAAAAGATATAGTTTTACCATCAAGGTTGTTAATAGCAGCTCTAGCTTTAACAAAAGCATTGTCATCGAGGAGGGAGGGGAGGTTTCTATGAACCATTTATAACATAACTTAATACAATTATTTTTACAAATAAAATAATTGTATATCATTTAACATTTGCGCTTAGGTAACAGTTGTGATCATTAATATAACTAATAGCCGGGGGCGGGTTTGTTGTAACCCGGGCGTAATAATGTCATTGCGTCCAGCATGTCTCCGCATCTGTTAATCGTTATCGTTCGTACTTTCCCTTCAGACATCGTCCCTCCCACAGTAAACAGTTCGGGCGTATTTTCTCCCACTGCTAGGGATGAGAAGTTGGTGGATGGTCTAGTGATACCGGCTGCGCGTTTGACAGCAGCATCGGGATCCGCTTTTTCCGTAATCGCCATAAAACGCATACAATCTTCTACTACATGAGTGTTTGATCCAGTGTTTAGTGTATGAGTGCCAGTGTTAGACTTAAATATCTTTAGAATATGGCATGACATATTCATGCTACCATCCGAAGGCATGTTAAGCGAAACTAATTCACCACGCTTTTTCTTTTTACCATTTTCTATAACTGAAACGGAACCGTCTACACTAACATCCATAACTTTACCTAGAAGATCACTAAAATCAAGAGCCGCCACGAGATCTCCACGGTTTATTTTGCTTCTTTTAGGTGGCATTATAACATAACTTAATACAATTATTTTTACAAATAAAATAATTGTATATACTAATATATCCATTTAAGTTTTGCGCTTAGGTAACAGTTGTGATACCAATTTGCTTTTTACTTAGCAAATTCCGCCGATATGCCTTGGATATCCGATTGTCGTCCGTTGACAAATACGCCAGGATGAATCATTAGACCTCGGCGACAGTCACTATCGCAGAAAGTGCTGCTGGTGCTTACCACATACGGCATGCCCATATTTGTCTCTATTGCTATGGAATTGGAAAAGGTGGGTGCCACCGCTGATGATATATCTATATAAGTCAATGTCGCTGCCGCCTCTATACTACCATAATTGAATTCTAATTTATTAGCTATCGCACTCATCCTATCACTCGTCATAATAGTCGCCGTTTTAATGTTACCAGCAAGTTCAACTTTACCACGTTTCTTAGTCCAAACGTTACCGTCCTTGTCCATCGTCAATTTTTTACCCACAATGCCTTTCATAACACTTTCAGCCATGCGTTTGCTTCTACGGTCATCTGTAGTAGGTGGCATTTATAACATAACTTAATACAATTATTTTTACAAATAAAATAATTGTAAGTACTAAGTAAAATATTTGACCGCATTTGTTCTAATTGATTCCATCATCGAATACATAGACACCCATTTTAGCTCACATCTTATACATACTTTTTCATACCAAGTCAATAATGAAGTTTTTACAAGCCATTGTAGAAGACGATAATACCAAGTTCGAGGTAATAGATCTTTAAGCTTGTAAACCATATTGATACCAACCCATTTTAACTGATCTTTAAATTGATGAATAAACATTTGTTAGTTTATTTATATAATATCCATAAAGACTTTATAATTGTTTCTATCTCTTTATAAAAATGGAAACTAAAAAATATAATATAAAATAATAATATATGTTGGTAACGAACTATATTATTTTATTTGTTATACTTATCGCATTAGCCATACTTTACCAAAAATACCTAGAAAAACAAGCAACGATGGCTAGTTTCGATGATTACGGAGAAATCAAAAAATATTTGTTAAAAGATAAAACTTTAGATAAGACTAAAAAACCCATCTTATGGATTCATATTCCTCACGAATATAACGCACGTGATTGGCTCAGTTTCGGGTCCCGTAGTTCCGAAGAGCTAAACCAACCTTACCTATATTTAACAGTTAGGTCCATTATTAAAAATTGCGACCAAACCTTTAAAATTGTCTTGGTAGATGACGGTTCATTTGAGAAGCTCATTCCGGACTGGAACATCAATATGTCGCTAATTGCTGACCCTATTAAATGTAACATTCGTCGTCTAGCATTAACCAAGCTCATTTATTTATACGGGGGCCTAAATGTTCCCATTTCGTTTTTGTGTTTCCGCGATTTAATCGGTTTATACAATCGCGGCACAAACCATGATACCGTGTTTGTGTGCGAAAACTACGATTCGAATATTACAGCCACCGATAATTTATTTTACCCAAATTTAGGATTTATGGGAGCTAAAAAGGAAAACGAAACCGTACACCAACTGATCGAGTTCATTCAACGCACTATTTCGGATGATTACACAGCGCAGTCGAAATTCTTGGGTGATTTTGATAAATGGTGTAAAAACAAGATTGTAGATGGTAAAATGCGTTTGATTCCCGGAACCGATGTAGGAACACGCACTGTCGACGATGAAGCAGTAATAGTGGATACGCTTCTCAGTGAAAATTATATTCATTTTTACGGCAAAGCGTATGGTATTTGGATACCGGATAGAGAAATATTAAGGCGCCGACATTATGAGTGGTTTGCGCGCATGAGTCCGGAACAGATATTCAAATCGCATTTCATTTTGGCTAAATACTTTGCTTTGGCTTTTAATAATACTGCTATTGAAGGTATGGAGAATCAAGAGAAGCCAGATTGGATAGGGTTTTGGAGAGTTCCACTAACAAACGGAACCTTGAATGTGTTTGGTCCTAAACCATTGTTTTTGGGCAACAATGTCCCACGTGCTAAAAACACTGGTAATGAAAATTAAATAAATTATATATGTATAGTATAATGAATATATATATAATGCCGTCATATTATGCTCATATTATAAATGGACTGTTATTGTTATTCGCAGTAATTATAGTAGCTAAAAATTATTCTAAAATTACTGTTTTAGAACCATATAAACTAACAATATTGGTTTTGTGTTTTTCAGCAGCTGTTGGTATTCATGGATTATCCCATTTAGGTTTAGAAATGGGTTATAATTATAATCCAATGAAGATGATTTCTAATTACGCCTTTTAACATTTCAAATGCCGATTATATATTTACCCCAAGACATACCCCTTCCATTACAATAATCTTTTCTATTTAATTCAACAATCTTGTTTTGTTCTAAATGTTCCATCCAAGTTCTTGTAGGTCCAATTGTATAATCTTTTTCCCAACCTTGTGTAAACATAGTATCATCAAGAATCACAATAGTATCCTTATGTGCCAAATGAAAACAATTGTACATATCTGCGTTTGCTATTTCATAATTGTGACCGCCGTCAATAAATATAATATCAAATTTAATATCTTTGTTATTTTTTAAATAAATCGGAATAGTTGTTCTACTATCACCTAGAATTAAATTATGCCTATTTGGATAAGTAGCATCTATATATTTTTTTGCGGCCATAACATAATTGTGGCATCCTAAATCAAAAGATGTTAATGTTAAGTATTTATTATTTTGTAAAAATACTTCTGCCGAATGCCCTGCATTAAAACCAATTTCCATTACATTTATATTTGGTTTACTTGACAATTTTAGTAAATCTTTTACTTGTTCTGGAACTTGTTGACTATACCCTTCAAAAGAATAAAAACCTCTATTATTCAAAAAACTTGTAATTGACATATATAATATATATATATATATATATATATATATATATTATTTATTTGAAGATAAACGACAAAAAATAAAGAAATATAGAAATATACAAATAATGATTGAAATGTTAAAAAGGTGTAAAATGTTTTCTCAATGATATTTTTCACACTTTATTAGAACCACTAATACCAGTGTCTGGTCCAGCTATTTGGAACTTGGGTTTATTGAACCAATGTAGCGATGGATATCCTTTTTTGGTAGAGCGTAAATAATCATACGATGTGATAATATTCTTACCAAAACGGCTCTCCTCACGTTTTTGGTCATCGGGTAATTTACCTAAGCGTTCCTTATCATCCATATAAAACCATGGCCACAACAATTCGTTGTTAGTTCCATCGCCTTGAATGAGCTCTGGATAATATTTGGTAATGGTATAGACAATTCGTTTCCATTCATTAGGGCTAAAGGAAGCCGGGGAGACAGACAAGTTTTTAATAATAGGGATATATTTTTTACAGAATTCGTCATAACCTTCGCGTTTATCGGGTTCTAAAATAAATGTAATATTTAATTCCTCTACCGTTTGGTTAAGTTGTTGTAAATATCGGTCAATGTTATTAATTTTGTCGATGAACTGTTGTTTTTTTATATAAGCACTGATTAACGTAATAACAAGTGTGATAAGAACTAAAAACCATTTTGCCAACGTAGAAGAATATGTAAACAGTTCTTGTTGCGTGTTAATTAAAGACAATACGGAGGAGAAAGATGACAGAACAATGATTGCCCAAGACAAATTGCCTTCACGTTTTTTCAATTCGAAAAAGAAAAAGTTGTTAATGATGCGATAGTATTTAAGACGGTACAAACAGTAGCGAATATATGTTTGATTTTTAACAGTCCATCCATTGATTGTTTTATTTTGTATAATTTTTCTAACAATTTTTGATTTTGCGTCGGTTTTTGCGGGTAAATGTCTATGCGTTGCGCTTTTAAGTGGATTTTCATGTTTCGACGATTCAACTGTTGGTTTAAATAAATCCTCAATATTTAGCGCTTCTCCTATACCAATGAGAGTGCTATCATCGTCTATTTTTAGGGGCGTTGTCATTATATTAGCGATAGATTTTTATTCGTTAATCCCAGCCATCCAATCATTATCTCATCCAATCATTATCTCAGCCAATCATTATCATCAATGTCTAAGAAAAATGACCAAATGGGTCATAACCGAAATTATCATTCGTGAAATGGTTTAGTTCATCCGCGTATTCATCAAGTGATATTCGTTTCGACATATTACTTGTTTGTGTACGTGAGAAGGATTGTGACTTGAATAAAAGACCGCTACCACTATAACTCCTAGTACTAAAATTCATTCTAGGTAATGTATTTGTCGGTTCATATTTTGAATTGTGTTTACTTACAGACGACACTGTTCCTTTCATATAACCTTTATGTCTTTTTTGAGTAATATTTAATTTTGGCCGACAACGAAACGTTTTGTTCTTGTTTTTCTTTGGAAACTCCAAAGACACTTCTTGAAATAACATTTTATTATAGGTAAAGATAAAACGAATTATAAACAAACACTAAATTGTAAACAAACACTAAATTGTAAACAAACACTAAATTATATTCTTTATAAAAGAATAGAATCAAGATATAAAATATATAAATACAAGTATACAATTTGAAGATACAATAAAAAATTATCTAGTAAAATGATTTAAACAATTCAGACATTATTATATAATAATGTCTCATAACGGAGAGTATTTAGATTCGGAACTTCAGACTGAAAGTAAATTGGTTTTTCATGTTTGGTCGAAAAATGCGCAAGGACTACTCACGCATAGTCTCTTTGTAACGTGGGACAACGATAATAAAGATTATATGATTCGAGGTAGAAGGTACGATATTCATGAAGATAATTCAACGAATTACGCGCCATTCGCATTCCATGCCAGTAAAAGTCGAAATGTTTACGATTTTATTGAAACTATTATGGGAAACGCAGCCGAATTAACTGCTAAGTTGTACAATTACAATAATATTATTCATTACGAGTACGAGAGCATTACATTCGATTTTTTTGAAGACCTATTGAATAACAATTATGAAATAGTTTCTTATACGAATGAAGATGTTAGTAAGCGCCATGTACTAAAGAATTTGAAATTGTTGAGAAAGATTTACAACTGGGAAACAGCCATTTTTTAAAAATAGATGTAATAAACAATATTATAAGTTGATTTATCATACTTAATTTGAGACGCATATGTAATTTTATTGTAATTACATATTTGCCGTAAAATAGTTACAAATGAATTATACGTTAATTTTCTCTCTAAATACTTATGTTTAGATAAATGATAAAATGGTTTACATTCCCCAATAAATTTAACAATGTTTTCGTTAAAAATGCCTTTTTTATAAGCGGTATTGTTGACGATATAACACTTATCTGTTTTTAACGCAATATTATCTAATAAATTTATTAGTAATTCGTTTGGCAACGAATTTTTAAATATCTGTGATGATGTCATCTATACTAAATAATAATAAATTAAAATAAAATTCAGAGTAACTTTATAGAGTATGTAAAAGCTGAAAAATATTATTGGAAAATATAGCTAACTCAATCTCATCTTCATGAATATTATGAAAAACAGTAATATATTTACAGATAATAGGAACAATATCGTACTTTTGTGATTCAGATAGCTGATGACTTGTTTTTACAAACAAGAAAAAATTATCTAAAATATCCATAACTGAATAGCCTCGGTCGCAAATATCATATAGTAGACGTATCGCCTCTTTTAATTTACCATCTACTAAAAACTGTATATAATTTTCAAATGTTGTAAAACTAATATTAGTACATATTTTTGAAGCCAAATCTAAATCGACGGCTTGATTTAAGAGTTTACATTTTTCCATGTAATTGATTAGGATTTTCGCGTTATTATTACACACATTTAGCATAAATGTTTCAGCGTCTTTTGAAATAGTAATTTGCTCCAAAGCAATAATCTTTTTCATTATTTTGTTTAGATTATTCTTTTGTAGAGGCTTAATTTTAAGAATAATGAGTCTTGATTGTAATGATTCAATTACCTTTTGCGAATTGGTACACGATGAAATAAATTGGACATTGTGACTGTACTTATCGATACAATTTCGAAATACTTGTTGACTTTGTTCGTTGATAATGTCAATATCGTCTAATACAATAATCTTTTTTTTACCTTTAATGATAGAACAAGTTTGACAGAACGTTTTAACATCATTTCGATAATAATTGATGCCTTGCTCTTTAAGAGAATTGATATGTAGTATATTGTCTTTATATTCGGATGGTTTAAAACCATTATAATATTCACGAATGGACGCATTTAAGAATGTGGATTTACCGCACCCTAAGTCGCCTATAAAAAGAATATTTAAATTATTCATATTTATGAGGGTTTCCAAAATCGACAACATTTCATTGTCCATTTCAAACTCATTAAAATAAAGTGGCTGATATTTATTTAAAAATAGTGGTTGTTCCATAATAATATACGTTAATAAGTATTTAAGTTTATCTTAAATTATAATATTAATGAGCGAATCTTATTATAAAGTATTAGAATTGCCGGATACCGCTGGCATAGATGAGATAAAAAAAGCATATCGCCGACTTTCTATGGCTTATCATCCCGATAGAAATAAGAGCGATCCTACTGCTACGGAACGTTTTCAAAAGCTATCTGAAGCTTACGAAACATTGGGTGATGCGGATAAGAAACAAGAATATGATATGACACGTAATAACCCATTTTTTAAAATGATGGGTTCACATCCCGGCGGTGGTTCTAATCCAGTAGATGAATTATTTGCTAATTTGTTTGGCGGTAATCCGTTCATGTCTTTTGGCCCGGGAGGTCCATTTCAACAAGGTACTACTCCATTTCAACAAGGTACTACTCCATTTCAACAAGGTACTACTCCATTTCAACAAGGTACTCCATTTGGACCACATATTCGCGTTTTTCACAATGGTATGCCTATTAATATGATGCCGGGTATACAAAAACCAACACCTATAATAAAAACAGTCGCAGTTCCCATAGACAAAATATTAACCGGAACCACTATTCCAGTGGAAATAGAGCGGTGGTCCATAATAGAAGGAGCAAAAGTGTTTGAAACCGAAACAATATATTTAACTGTTCCCAAGGGAATAGATGAAGGGGAAATAATCATCTTAAGAGACAAGGGAAATGTAGCGCGAGACGATTGTCGAGGAGACATTAAAATATTCATTAAAATAGAAAATGATACCGAGTTTAAACGTAATGGTTTGGATTTAGTAATTGAAAAGACCATTACAGTAAAGGAAGCATTGTGTGGATTCAGTTTTGATTTGAAATATATTACGGGTAAAACATATACAATTACTAATAATTCCGGGAATATAATTAGTCATGGTTACAGAAAAGTGATTCCTAATATGGGCTTTACTAGAGAACAACATGTCGGCAATTTGATAATTATGTTTGATGTTAAATTTCCAGAAAAAATTAGCGATGAAGCCATGGAACAATTAAAGAAGATTGATTTTTAACTCAATATACTTTTTCTAATGAATTCGTAGTGCTTCTACAAACATAGTAAAATATGTAAAATATGTAAAATATGTAAAATATGTAAAATATGTAAAATATGTAAAATATGTAAAATATGTAAAATATGTAAAATATATAAAATATGTAAAATATGTAAAATATGTAAATAATATATATGGCGACTACTGGTATAAATTTAGCAGAATTACTATCATATAAAGAAAAGTTAGAAAAAAGATTAATCGCAGATGGAAATTTAAAAGAGTCATATGAAGGGATTAGCCCCGAAAATTTAGCAAAAAATTATGACAAACAGTTCCCTTTTTTTGAAAAGAGATCTGGTGAGATAAGTAGCATGATTATTACAGTAGAAGAAGCTATAAAAACACTTGAATATGTAAGAGGGTTATTACATGACTCTGATGTCGTAAACAATGACATAAAGAGAATAATAAATAGCGCAAAATTAAGTGAAAACCCAGAATCACAAATGAGAAAAACGATTAATGAAGACATTACAACAGATACTGTAGCCACCAACTCCGTAATAAAACGCTCATATGGTGGTAAAACAGTGCGAAAAAGACGTAATCGATGTACTAAAAAGACGAATACATATATAAAACGGCGTAAATCAATGAACAATAAATAAAACAATAAATAAAACAATAAATAAAACAATAAATAAAACAATAAAATAATATTACAAAATAGTATATTAAAAACTATATTATAATATTATTTATGGTGTATTTTCAAAAATGGAATATTATTCTATTAGTTGGTTGTGTAGCATTAGCGCAAGGTTTTTTTACTCCTTTTGTTAATATACCTATGAAAATAGGTATGTGGCAGCTAAATTACAATCGGAAATACCAAATTACTAGACCGGATTATATTGAAAAAATGCGTCGTTTAAATTCAAAGAATACTACGGAACAAAATAATGAAATATTATCGGAAGATATAAATAA